ACAAATATAACTGTAGGATTTCAACCTGATTGGATTCTTACAAAAAGAATTGATGGAGCTGATAACTGGAGATTATATGATAGTGTTAGGCAACACTCTAATGCTTTTGACTTGCCCGCTTATCCTAATGATGCTGGTGTTATTTATGGATCAGGAGCGGCGAATAATACAGGAGTTACAGGAGTAACATCAACAGCTTTTACTTTAGGTAATGGTAATTTATCAAATGGAAATGGGCATAAATATATATATATGGCATTCAAAGCAAACTAAAAATTAAGTTAAATTAAATTAAATAAATAAATTATGAGTAAAATTAAAAAAGAACAATTAGAGGAATTACAAAAAATAAACAATCTTATTACAGAAATTTCAAATGAAATATCTAAGAACACGATAACAAATCATAAGTTATCACATCTTCATCTACAACAAGAAATAAGATTAAATGAATTAAAATTAGAACTTCAGGAAGAACACGGTAAAATATCAATCGATCTTAAGACTGGAGAAATAGAAAAACTAGAAGAAGATGAGCAAGCTGATAAGAAAGATTAGTATTGGTAAAGACTACAAAACAGATGCAATGCACTATGCTGTAGGTCAAGAAGTATACGGAGGTCACACTATATGTGATATATTAGAAGAAGAAAATAAATTCTGCATATACATTAAAAAGAATAATGATATATTACCATGGAAAGATTTTAATAAAAACATGGGAATATCTGTAGAATACAATCTTGAATACTAATGAAACCAATACATACTTTTTTAATAACACCAAAAAAAGAAAGATACGACAATATTAAAAAGGTCAATGATACAGAGTTAATATTAAATTCTGGTATAACTGATCATAAATTTGTAAGTCGTGAAGCTGTAATACATGAAACACCAATAATAGATGGCAAGCATTTTACTAGAGGCACTGAGCTTTATGTGCATCATAACATATTTCGTCGTTGGCATGACGTTAGAGGTATTGAAAAAAACAGCAAAAGTTATTTTAAAGATAATCTATATTTTTGTGAACTCGATCAAATCTTCCTTTATAAACATGAAGGCGGCTGGAAAGCAAATCAAGGCTATTGTTTTATAAAACCATTAGCAAGTGAAGATGAGTTCTCTACTAATAAAGAAAAACCTTTAATGGGTATTGTTAAATATACTGATAATTCAGATTTATTAACAATAGGTGAGAAAATAGGATTTACCCCGGATAGTGAATACGAGTTTATAATAAACGGTGAAAGATTATACAGGGTAATGACAAAGGAAATTTCAATTAAATATGAATATAAAAAAGAAGAAAGAGAGTATAATCCAAGCTGGTTATAGAGCTGTTGACGAATTAGTAAAAGTAGCAAAAGAACCGATTGTAGAAACCGATGATGATGTATCTGCGGATAGATTAAAAAACGCAGCTGCTACAAAAAAGTTAGCTATATTCGATGCTCTCGAGATTTTAAATAGAATTGAACAAGAACAAGCTATTTTAGAAAACAAACCTATACAAGATGAAACAAAAGCATTTAGTGGGTTTGCTGAAAAAAGATCTAAATAATGAGTTATCAACAAACATTATATAAGATTATTGAACCTATTAAGCGAACAACGATACATAGGTTAAATAAAAAGAAAGCTTGGGAATATGGTTATAACAAAGAACACGACGTGGTTGTTATAAGCAAGACCGGTAAGATTGGTGAAGTATATGAAATACAAAACTTAAAGATTGCATTACCCGAAGTAAAAGAAGTGTATAGCAAACATGATAAGTGGACACCACATGAATACCCTAGAGAATTAAAAAATATAAAAACAATATTTGACTGGGAAAGATATCCTGCTCAATTTAAAGATGAATGGCATGCGTACATTAATAGAGAATTTACAAGAAGGGAAGAAGGCTTTTGGTTTAATAACAAAGGTATCGATACTTATATCACTGGCTCTCATTACAATTACTTGCAGTGGTCCAAGATTGATGTTGGGAAGCCAGACTTTAGAGAAGCAAACAGATTATTCTTTATTTTCTGGGAGGCATGCAAGGCAGATACAAGATGCTATGGAATATGCTACCTTAAGAATAGACGGTCTGGATTTAGCTTCATGTCAAGCAGCGAGACAGTTAATCAAGCTACAATCTCTTCAGATGCTAGATTCGGAATCTTATCGAAGACTGGTAGCGATGCAAAGAAGATGTTTACCGACAAGGTCGTCCCAATTTCATTACACTACCCATTCTTCTTTAAACCAATCCAGGACGGAATGGATCGCCCCAAGACAGAGTTGGCCTACCGTGTCCCAGCATCCAAACTCACAAGAAAGTCCATCACCAGTACAACCAAATCCAAGTCCACCACAGGGACGCTCGAAGGGCTCGATACAACAATAGATTGGAAAAACACGGGTGATAACTCATATGATGGTGAAAAGTTAAAATTACTTGTTCACGATGAGTCTGGTAAATGGGAAAGACCAGATAACATATTAAACAACTGGCGTGTTACAAAAACAACGCTGAGATTAGGAAGTAGGATTATAGGAAAATGTATGATGGGATCCACCTCAAACTCTTTAGACAAAGGTGGTGATAACTTTAAAAAATTATATGATGGCTCAGACGTTACAAAAAGAAACCGAAATGGACAGACTAGTTCAGGATTATATAGTTTGTTCATACCTATGGAATGGAACTACGAAGGATTCATTGATTCTTTTGGATTACCTGTATTCGACACACCCAAAGTTGCGGTTGAAGGACCCTATAACGATAAAATCGATATTGGTATAATTGAACATTGGGAAAATGAAGCAGATGGGTTAAAGAGTGATTCTGATGGATTGAATGAATTTTATAGACAGTTTCCAAGAACAGAAGAACATGCGTTTAGAGATGAAACAAAAAATAGTATATTTAATTTACAAAAGATATACGAACAAATAGATTATAACGATGATACAAAATCATCTAATAGTGTTTCAAAAGGAAACTTTCAGTGGGAAAATGGTATTAAAGATTCAAGAGTGTTATTTACACCTGATAAGAATGGAAGATTTAATATATCTTGGACACCAAGTATAAATCTACAAAACCACGTAATAAGTAAAAATAGAGCTAAATACCCTGGTAATGAGCACATGGGTGCATTTGGCTGTGATAGCTACGATATATCCGGTACGACAGATGGTCAAGGATCTAAAGGAGCTTTACACGGATTAACTAAATTTAGTATGGAAGATGCACCTTCTAATACTTTTTTTCTAGAGTATATAGCTCGACCACAAACAGCAGAGATATTTTTTGAAGATGTGTTAATGGCATTAGTATTTTACGGTATGCCACTTCTTGCAGAGAATAATAAACCAAGACTTTTGTATTATTTAAAAAGAAGAGGATATAGAGGTTACTCAATGAATAGACCAGATAAAACCGCAAACAAATTATCTGTAGCAGAAAGAGAAATAGGTGGTATACCTAATTCATCAGAAGACATAAAACAAATACATGCTGCAGCAATTGAATCATATATTGATAAATATGTAGGATTACAGGAAGATGGAAACTACGGTAATATATATTTTAACACAACATTGAATGATTGGTCTAAGTTTAATATAAACAACAGGACTAAACATGATGCGGCTATAAGTTCAGGACTTGCAATTATCGCAAACAACAGACACTTATATGAACCAAAACAACAAAGACAAACAAAAACATTGGACTTTGGATTTAAAAAATACAACAATCAAGGAAACATTTCAAAAATAATAAAATAAATGGATTCATCATCAACAGGTATATTCCCCTCACAAGCAGTTCCAAGTGCAGAGAAAGCAAGTAGCGCATATGGTTTAAGCATTGCAAAAGCAATTGAATCTGAATGGTTTAAAAGAGACTCGGGATCAACTAAATATTACGCTAATAGAGATAACTTTCATAGGTTAAGATTATATGCAAGAGGAGAACAATCAATACAAAAGTATAAAGATGAATTATCTATAAACGGTGATTTATCATATTTAAATTTAGATTGGAAACCT